ATTTTCAGAATAAACTCCAAAAGATTGAACAAAAGGCTTAACGTGATATGTTCCATCCCCACTTGCTAAAATTTCATTATTTGTAAATCTACCTATTATAACGGACGTATCCCAAGTGGTTCCGAGCCTAACTTCATACAGTACAGTTCTTATATCCTGTATAGGAGTAAATTTTAAATAGGTATACCCATCTTTATAATAGGTTGTTAGGTCTGTAATGTCGTCAGGGGAGGATTGTAAAGCCGTTCCTAGTAGAGTATATTGATACGGATTCAGTGTTGCTAAATCTTGTAAACCTCCTCCAAATACGTTAAAGCCTTGGAATTTAAGATATAAACTTTTTCCTATATCTTCCTGTCTAAACGTATATTTATAAAAAGAATCTTTATCTATCCTTACAAAATTAGAACCAGCATTGTGAGCAATAACCGCACTATAGTAGGCTCCTCTATTTAAGTAATCTATGTCATATTCATACACGTCTGTTAGTTGAGCATCTTTGTATGCTAAATACTCACCGTCTACGTAGCACAGTGTATTGAAATTATTAACATCGTCGAATGTTCCGGACATTAGAGAGCTTCTACTCATTGTTAAATCAACGGATAAAGTATTAGTATCATCGATACCCTCTAAACTTGATGCTAATGGCGCAGCTAAAACACCCTGTCTTATAGGATTTTTTATTTTTCCTAATCGCTTATATGTAATATTATCTTCGGAAACCCATATATCGCAACCTCCCCACATATTAGATTTTCCGGAAGCTCCTAGCCATACCTGTAACACATCATCAGTAAGTTTAAATGGGGGCTCTAATATTATTGCGGGGTTTATATTGTCTACCAGCTCATTGTAATCTAATCTCGTTCTCGTGGACTCTTGGTGTGCGTATTGTGCCGGCGAAGCCGAACCTACACACATTTCTTCGGCTTCTATTTCTAGTTCATCCTCTGCGGACTCTTTTATAGAAATTATTCGCACTAATTCTCTATCTAATCCCAAATCCAAATCTGTAATAGTAACTAAATCCATTGGATCTAGTAATATATATCTTATGGGGAGTTTGAATCTATAAACATTTCTATAAGAAATTTTTCTATCTAATAAAGTTTGTGCCACTTTTTTGGCTATCGTGGCGTCACAAATAGAGTGAGCTTGAATAGCTTGATATGGCCTCTCTCCGTACAGCTCTATATTAGCTTGGTCTTTTACCTCTACAATTTCCACATTATAGTCATTAGCCCTGTTCAGAAATTCCAATTTTATGGAATTGTAAACGTCGGCTTGAATAGATCTAACACACTCTACGGGGCTATCTTGCTCTATAAAATCGTCATCTGTTAAATCGTATAATGGAGTTAAATCAGGTGTCCAAGTAACACCGTTTTCGGATAATGCGGTATCTCCATACGGTACTATTTTTAGAAGACCTTGAGACCACACAAACTCCGAATTAGCTATTTTAGCTAAATCATCAATGCGGGTATGGGCGTCTCCGTTATCCGTGTATACAGGAGATATAAAAACATTATTAGCAACACAGTAATCAGAAAAATTAGATAAATCAGCTATATAAGAAGCTGAAAAACTAGCTCCATACACTGTATTAGTTAATAAATCATATATTACGTCTTTAGGATTAGCATCTAAAATAGTGTCGCTGTACTTGAATTTTCCGAAAACTTCAAAGTTTAAATTAGGTGTCGAAGGATTTTCTCCTAAATCTAAAGTTCCGGCAACATAGGCTATGTTTCTATAATTTAAAGCCCTTTCGGGGTGGTAAGTGGTCATTTCTCCCCAAGCTGTTTGATTAGTTGTTCCTGTGAATAGGCTAAGACCTAAATCAGCTAGGTTTACACTACTTTTATCCTTCCAAACAGATCCTATAGACCCTATAACTCCGTAGCACAGAGCTATAACGAAACGTGCCGTATATGTATAACTAACATCTGTTACGGTTTGGTCTCCTCTTCCCCCGCCTTTTCCTCCTCCACCACCTCCAGAGCTCTGAACTGTATAGTGAGGAATAGGAGTAAAATCAACATAGTCGATTATATTACCCGCTAGCCGGTGCGTTCCGTATCCAACAGGTATAACAGATCCATAACAAGACTGCTGTATTTGTAAAGAATTAACTCTGTTTCCTTGATTAGAAACAGTTGGTGTGCTTGAATTCTTTTTTCTAAACAAACCGCCCATTATTTATCTTCCCATAACGAAAATACACAATACTCTCTCTTTTTTAAAAAATCTTGAGAAGCGTCATCCAAGATGCAACCTTTTCCGCTAGCTGCGTGTATTATGGTTGGATAATCCACTATAATAGCCGAGTGGCTAACGACTCTTCCCATTTTGTATAAAATAATATTCCCTTTATCGTATTTTGTAGATTTATAAGCTCTTTCTTCTATTCCATTTAGATAAAATTCCTCACTTCGGTGAAATAAAAAATCTGGAGAATATTTCACAGGAGGAAAATATTCAATCAAGCCTAAATCAGAATAAACTTTAGTTAAAAGTCTTTCACAATCTACTCCCACCCCTTTCAATTCACCGCTTACATGATAAGGAGTTCTTAACCAAGATAAAGCTTCAACTACGATTTTATCTCGTAGCTCTTTTTCATTCTCAATCATGTATTCTGAACTTAGCAACTTTATTCTCCGTTAATAGGCTGTATCGGTATTAGGAACAAAAGGAAAAGCTCCTATATTACTTTTATTATTGTATTTATTAGCGCAATCTTCTAAAGTTTTTGAACATCCCTTATATACGGTGAACGTATCTAAATAACTAGGATTGTTCGGAAGGGGGTGAACTAAAACTATTGTTCCTGGGGTGTATGATTTCACAGTTCTTTTTAAATCATTATTGGCGCCGGATGTAAATACGATAATACCGGCATCAAAATAACCAGCACTTTCCGCTAAATTACAATTTATCGTGTTTTTAGTAGAGTTGGCTAGTATACTTCCTGAAATGCCCGATTTTGGAGCTTTGCATGTATTAGAATCATAAAGGTTCCAAATACAACCAGATTGGTAAATATTTTTAGGTATGGATGTATTTAAAATCTCTGTAACAGATTTAATTTCTAATTTTATTTCTGTTCTACTTAAATTATCTACATCTATTTTTCCAAAAAACAGTTTTTCCAAAACTAAGGGGGCGGCTGTCCAACTCGTAAAAAAAGCTTTATCTATTTGAAGAAAAGATCCATCAAATACCCCATTTTTAAAAGCCTGTAAAAAGGGAACAATTCCAACTAAGTTAGAATTATCTGTTTTTATAGACACGCTTAAACTATCTACCGATAAACCTTTTTCAGCTTTTATATCCTGTCTATCTATTTTTAGGCTTCTAGAATATGAATTACCGTTATAAACTACATCTCTATCTGCGCTAGTATATCTCAAAGAAGTGCCGGCTGTTAGAGTAAATGTATACAAATCACAAGTTGTAAATTCTCTATTAGAATTCAGCAAGTTTATTAAATCTGTACTGGCGTTTTTCAATTTAAAAATCCTCTAAATTTTAACTGTAATTAAAGAAACGCTTCCGCATTCGTATAAATTTGTTAAAAATTGAGATGCCTCTAATTCACTCATATCAAATCTAACTCTAAAATAATACTGACCGGACCATGTTATGCTTCCCGAAGCCGGTGCTGAATCAAACGTTATAAGACCGTAGTCATTTACAGTATAGTTAGTATTTGCCACTCCGTCAATCTTTATATTAGTTATTGTCTTAACGCCAAAGATAGGTTCTATCCAAGTATTTACCGAGCGAACCAGTTGGAAATCTCTAGTTGAGCCATCACTTATTCCTATAATCTGGTTAGTTACGGTGTTATCTACTGGATCTAAATAAAGAAAATCCGAATAATTTCCGCCAACTTTATTAAAAAACTCTATAAGAGTTTCTAAATCTCCGGAGTTGGTTCCCGTATAATTAAAATTTATATTGGTTAGAAAATTGTATTTTAATTCTATTTTATACTTAGGGTAGCTCCATAATTTAATTCTAACTTCTTTTCCAGATGTGGTAGGTTGCACCACATTTTTCCACAAAGCCGTTTTTACGACCTCTATGGATTGTCCTTGAAGTGTAGGGTATAAAAACTGAGACATACTTTTCCTTTACTAAGCCATTTTAAATTTTCGTTGTTCTTTGTTTAATCTGCGAACTATTTTTTCCATATTATCATCGAACTTATCCATAAAGCTCTTATCAGGATTATTTATTTGTATATGATTTACTACAGAAGACGTCTTTTCACCTTTTTTCCCTTTCAAAGATGACCTAAAGTCGTCAGCAAAAGGTTTAGGTAATATTGTTTCATCCTTGTGAACCTGCGCTACCATATCTTGAGGTATTCTCATTGCACCTTTATCAAAGCCGGGTACTCTTGCACCCATTGATATAGCTGCCCCCGTTGCTACCGCTGCTGCCGGGGCTATAGCCCACCCAATAACAGGTACTACCGCCGCAGATGCAGCAGCAGCTGCTACAGCTAAAGCCTTGAACGCTATAGCTGCTGCCATAACACCAGCTGCCAGTAATGCGGCTCCTACAGCTATGACAGCAAATTCTACAGCCATCAATATAGCAAAAGGAGCGAATACTAAGGAAAGGGGTACAAGAGCCGTCATAGCTCCAGCTAATAACCACAATCCTAAAGCCGCAACCATAGAGGAAACTCCCATTACCAAAGTAGATAAAGCTATTATAGGCATAGTGACTGCCAAAA